GCAGGACATAAAACTATGTCCAAAGATGCTGTGTCTTGGCTTCAAAAAAAGATAGATGAGATTAAAAGACCATCTGCCATACCAAATACTATTAGAGGTGAAGTAGGTAGACAGAAGCAACCTGGCCAGTTAAGAATTGGCATGTTGTATTGTTATTATTATGATCCAAAGACCAAAGATGACCTGCCATATTGGGACAGATTTCCAATGGTGTTGATACTAGAGAAGTATAATGATGGTTTCTTGGGTTTGAATTTGCATTATCTGCCTGTTAGATATCGTGTTGCATTTTTACAGAAGTTAATGAAGTATGCTCAACTGACACCTGAGCAAGATATTAGAAGAATGAGAATTTCTTATGATATTTTACAGTCAACTAGAAGATTTGCAGAATTTAGACCTTGTTTGAAGCGTTACCTCTATAGCCATTTGAGGTCTAGAATTCTAATGATAGAACCTAATGAATGGGATGTGGCAACTATGTTACCAATCCAACAATTTAGAGGTGCAAAACCACAAAAAGTGTGGATGGATTCAGTAAAAGAATACAAAGAGCATATGGCTCATTTTAACCAAGACAACGAATAATGGCATTATCAGATTTTTTATCTTCATTTACGACAGATGTAGCAAGACCTAATAAGTTTGATGCTACTATAATCGTTCCTGCCTTGTTACAAGATTTCAATCCAATATTGCGTAACTTGACACTACGTTGTGAGGCCACAGAACTTCCAGGTAGAACCTTTGGTACTGTGGATCAAAAGTTTGGTTCTAATCCAACAACTAAATTTCCAATACATTCATCTTATAATGACCTAACAATGACTTTCATTGTGTCTGGTGATATGTCCGAAAGAACTTTCTTTGATGTATGGATGGAATATATCAATCCAACTAGAACATTTGATTTTGATTATAAACAAAACTATGCATCTACAATTACTGTAAAACAATATGACTTGCAAGATGTTATTGTTTATGCTGTCAATCTCTTTAATGCATATCCTATTGCAGTCAATCAAATGGACTTAGATTGGTCTAATGATGGTTTTCATAAACTAACTGTGGTGTTTGCATATGATTACTGGCAAAATGCAGGCCTTGAAAATCTTGGAACTGTGTTACCAACTATTAATCAAGCCGCTTTGCCATTTAATTCATATACAGATATTGGCTCAGCAGACGCTTACTTCACACAATCATCGAATTTCAATTCGTTATCTACTGTACCAGAAACATACGACCAATCTTTAGTTGATGCAGCTATAGCACAACAACAAATTGATGCAGCTGCAAGATACGATGAAGAACAAGCAAGAACTGAACAAATTATTAGTGACCTAGCATCAACATCTGATGAATAATTTTAATGGAGTGAAATATAATGGCTTTACCAAAAATTGATGTACCAATTTATGAATTGGATTTACCTTTGTCTAAGAAACACATTCGTTTCAGACCTTTTCTAGTTAAAGAACAACGTAATCTTATGATGGCCATGGAGGCCGATGATAAAGAAACGATTGAAAAGAATATCAAACAAGTTCTACACAATTGCACATTGACTGAGAACATTGATATTGATTCTTTGCCTATCATTGACATTGAGTTTTACTTCTTAAATCTACGTGCTCGTTCTGTTGGTGAAATCGTAGAGAACAAATACCGTTGTGAGAATGAAGTAGATGGTAAAAAGTGCGGTAACTTAATGGATTCTAAAATCAATCTATTGGACGTTAAAGTTGACATGACTAATGTACCAAATAGTTTGATTAAAGTGACAGACAAAATTAGTGTTGGCATGAAGTATCCAGAATTCTCTATTTTGGACAGAGCCACTAAATTTGAAAATCCAACCGATATGGCATTTGATATGATTGTCGAGAGCATTGAATTTGTTTTTGATGGTGAACAATACTACTATGCAAAAGAAACAAGTCCAGGTGAGTTGATTGAGTTTATTGAATCATTGAATCAAGACCAGTTTGCAAAGATAGAAGAATTCTTCAATAACTTACCAAAGTTAAATAAGAAACTAGAATTGACTTGTAAGAAGTGTAAGTTTCATCACACGATTGAAGTGGAGGGCTTAGACAGTTTTTTCGGCTAGTGATGCGGCATGATAACTTGAGGAACTATTATACAACTAATTTTTCTCTCATGCAGCATCACAAATACAGTTTGATTGAACTTGAAAATATGATTCCTTGGGAAAGGGACATTTACGTTGCTATGCTTATACAATACATTGAACAAGAAAACGAAAAAATTAAGCAGAAGCAAAGTAGATGACAGAGAACCGTAGCAAAGACTATAAAAAAGCAGCCGAGACCAGAAAACGTGGTATACTCGGCAACATCACTGACAATATAGTTGCCGGTAATAGTGTTCGTGGTTCTATTAAGTCTGGTATATCAGATTCTTTCAAAGCCAAAGCTACAGGATTAAAAGAGAAATTTGATCCAATTAATATTGCAAAAACATTTACTGGCAATTTAGGCGGTGCAATTGTTGGTAAGATGATGGGTAGAAGTATGGAAGATATTGCACACTTTTCCGGTATTAAACTAAAAGAAAAAAGTGCAGGTCAAGTAGGTAATGTTAATACTGCACTTTATACTACAATAGCAAGAAGTAGTAGAATGAGAAAAGGTGATAGTCTTTCTGATGTGGCTACAAAATTATTATTTTTTGTGAAAAGTTCTCGTGAAGAAAAAATCAAACAAGAAGAACTAGATAAAGATTTTGATAAAACCAAACACGAAAAAGAAAAAGAGAGACATGAGCAGTTATTAGAGGCTATAGAAGAATCAAAAAGCAAAGAGATTCCTGAAAAAATGGATGAAAAACTTGATAAAAAAGAGCCTAAAAAACCTGAAGTACCAACACCTAAAACACAAACATCTGTTCCAAAAACTCCAGAAGTAAAACCTACAACAGTTAAACCTGCTGAACCAGAAGCACCTGTTACGCCACCAAAGACAACTACGCCTGAACCAGAGGCACCTACAATCACACCATCTAAAACAGCAACACCAGAAGCTGCACCTTCAATAACTGAGAGAGTAAAGAATTTCTTTACATCAAAACCAGCATCAACTGCCGCAAAAGTTGCAGTTGGTGTTACTGCTGCGGCCGCACCAACTACATTAGGTGATTTGATTGCTAAGAAAGGTGAGTCAGGTCAAGCAGGTTACAATGCAGCCAACATGGGTACTAAAGGTGGTAAGATACAAGGACTGAAACAACCTGTAAACTTAGAACAACTGACAGTTGGCGAAGTGATGGAAAGACAAAATATAAAATGGGGTTCTAAAGATGAAGATAAGAAACTGTTTGCTGTTGGCAAATATCAAGTTATTCCTGGAACATTAAAAGATGCTGTTACAGCATTAGGCATTAGTAAAAGTGATAAGTTTGATGCTAAGACACAAGAAAAAATCTTCAATGAATATTTGTTAAAGGTTAGAAAGCCATCTTTGCAAGCCTATTTGGTGAGTAAAGAAGATGATCCTATGCTATTAAAGAAAGCAATACATGAGTTGTCCTTAGAATGGGCATCTATTGCTGATCCAAACATTCCTGGTGGTACAACCTCACATTACGGTAGTGGAAACAAAGCATCTATTTTTGTTCCTGAAATGGAACAAGTGTTGAGATTAGAAAGAGAAAAGAACACTAAAACTGTAGCAACACCAACACCGGCATCAAATGGTGTTGGCACTAAACTGTCCGCAACTTCTGTACAAAATCAAGATTTAACACAAAAAACACCACAAAATACTGTGGTGGTAAATAACTCTGTGACAACTGTTAGTGGTGGTACAACTAATCAACAAATGATGATGCCGCAAACTAAAGACATTAAACCAACTTATATGGCACACTAATGAAAGTAATAACTAAAAAATTAAAAGAAGAAATCTTTGTATGGGATCCAAATGCTTTTGGTGGTAAAGGTTATTGGTTTGTATTGGGTACAAAAGGTGGATACGGTAAAGCGGCCAGTAAAAAAGAGGCTGACAAGTTAGGTAAACCAGATTTACCTAAAGAAACTGCAACACAAGAAACTGCAACTGTAAGTCCTGTTAATACAAATGTTAAATCGGTGCCAACGTTAGAAACACCACCTGAACAGGCACCAGTAACTAAAGTTATTAAAGAAGTTAATAACACCGAAACAATTATAAAAGAAGTTCCATCTGAAAAAGATGATGAGGAAAGAAAAGTTTCTAACTATGCTCTAGCAGCTAAAGCTAGAAAAACAAGTTTATCTGACCTCATCACTAAAAAGATTGTTGAGGGCGAAAGTATTGGTTCTTCTATCAAAGCAGGTATCTCAGAAAAATCAAAAGCAAAAGTAACTGGCATCAAAGAAGCATTTGATCCATTGAACATTGCAAAAAAACTTACTGGCAGCCTTGGTGCAGCCGTATTAGGTCGTGCAACTGGTAGAAAACAAGAAGACATTGAATATTTCACAGGTGTGAAACCAAAAAAAGATACTGCAATTAAAGATAATTCACCCAAATCAGTTAACAATGCTCTTTACACCAAAGTGGCAGAAGGTCAAAAACAAAAAGTATTGAGAGGTGATAGTGTAGCCAATGTATTGGGTAAACTCTATAACTTAATGAAACAATACCATGATGAAGATGTGACACGTTTAGAATTAGAAAGAAGTGCTAAGAAGTTAAGAGAAGATGAACAACAACGTTGGCATGAAGAACTGATTGATGCTATTCTAGGTAAGAAAAAGAACAAAGCACAATCAGCAAGAAAAGATGGAAAATCTGGATTCAATCTTTTAGATTATTTGAAAACCGCTTTGAAAACTGCCTTTGAATTTATTATCAAGACAATTAAAAGCATATTCAAAGGCATACTTAAAGGCATAAAAAATATTATTAAAGCAACTGTTGATGTGTTCAAAAAATTTATTGAAGGTCCAATAAAAGCACTAAAATCATTAGTGCTTGATGCATTTAAGAAACTAAAAGATTTTGTTGCACCAATTATAAAATCTACACGAGAAGCATTGGAGTTCATAGGCAAAAACTTTGCTACTTTAGCACGAAAAGTGGGACTAACTGCATTGGCGGAAAAAGTAGAAAAGGCTATTACTAAAACAGAAGAAAAAGAAATCGAAAAGATTGGTGCAGAAACTGCCGAAAAAGCTTTGGCTGAAACTACCGAAAAGGCTGGTGAAAAAGTTATAGAGAAATCTGTTGTAGAAGAAACTGAAAAGATTGCAGAAAAAACTGCAGGTAAAACATTACTTAAAAAGATACCATTTTTAGGTGCACTGGCAGGCTTGGCTTTTGGTACTCAACGTGCAATTGGCGGCGACCTTACTGGTGCTGCTTTGGAAGTTGCATCAGGAGTTGTAGGATCAGTTCCTGTTGTTGGAACTGCTGCCAGTCTAGGCATTGACGCCTATTTGGCTGCAAGAGACTTTGGAGTAGTTGGTGGAGAAAGTAAAGAAGAACCAACTGCAACACCTGTGGAAGAACAACCAAAAGAAAATACTTTCACCGAAACGGAAGGTGGTGCAGCTATTGGTGGTATGAAAGGTGTCAAACCAAAAACGGCAACTATTGCACCTAGTCCAAATGTAACAGCTGCAACACAAGCGAGAACAGGTGTAGATTTGTCTAACAAAGGTCAACGTCCCACAATGGTGAACGACCCTAGATTGAACATGGCTGCACCAACGCCGCCACAATCTAATCCATTAACTGAAAAGGTTCAGAGTGTTATTAATAAAAATAATGAAATGAAACTTGAGCAGAGTATAACACCAAAAACTACGGTGATTGATAATTCAAAAAATATTACGGCAGGTGGTGGTTCTACAACAGAAACAATTACGACAAATGCTGTGCCTGTACGTAATGATGAAGACACATGGAATAAATTACAGAAACTGAATTATAGACCCATATAAAAAACCCCGCACTAGGCGGGGTCTAAACTTCTAAAAGGAGATTAAAGTTTATTCTTCAGCTAACTTAGCAAAATAAGCCAAGTCATCGTCATCTTCAGTTACAATTTCAGGTTCTGGTTCTGCTTTACGTGGCGCAGCCTTCAATGTTTCAACTGTTGTTTTTGCAACAGGTTCTTCACCATTAAGACCAAGAACTTTTTCCAAACGTGTCTTCAAAGCATCATATGTTTTGAATTCTTTTTCGTCTGTCAATTCTTTCAAACTGAATTCTGATTTCCAAATTGCTTCTAACTTAGCGTCATCATCAAGCAATGGTGATGGTGATGCAAACTCAGACTTATCATAGTTTTGATAGCCTGCAACTTTAGTAATCTTCAATTTGAAGTTAGCACCAGACCACAAATCAAATGGGTTAAATGCTTGTTCATCTTCAAATGTTGGATTCATTACACCTGTAATCTTCTCAAAAATCTTAGCGCCAAACTTGAACAATTTAACTTGTCCTTCATTCTCTGGATGCTTAGGATCAGATACGATATACACATTAGCAATGTAACTTAGTTTACGTTTTTGTTTACGTACAACGTCTTTGTTGGCTTCAATGCCAGAGGTCCACAATTTGTTGTTGTGTTCACATACTGGACATTGCTGACTCTTAGTAGTCAGACACTTATCGATTAGCCAACCGCCAGGTCCCTGGAATCCATGTTCAAAGATTTTAACCCATGGCAATGAATCGTCACCATCTACAGCAGATGTAGGTAAAAAACGAATAGTAGCCATGCCGTTACCAGCTTTGTCTACTTCGGGTCGCCAGAAATTATTGGATTTGTCAGAGCCTTCTGATGTGTTGAGTTGCTCAACTTTGGCTTTTAGTTTGTCGAGATTGCTTGAAGATTCTCGTTTGAGATTTGCGAATGATGTCATTTTATTTCCTTATTAAACGGAGTATTACGGAGTATTAACGGATTGTCCACTTTGTACATAATATAACCATATTTATACACTCAGGAGTGTACTCAAAATGGAGATGGTTGTCAAGGCATCTTTGTGAAGTATACCAGTACCACCTGCTTTATTCCAAGCATCGATAACATGTTCAGTATCATCAATGAGTATGGAATTTTCATCTGCATATTGTGCCTTGAGAGAAGCACCAGGCACAAAAATTGCAGGATATGTAATGCCATGTTTATCTAACCAAATTTGTTTTTGGCGTGATATAGAGGCATTACTTGAAGGCCTTGCTGTAGATGATAACATCTCAATAGGCACTTCAATTGTTTTAAGATAATTGAGTAAGTCATCAGCATCCGGCATTTTATTCAATGTAGCAAATGCATTAGCATTAATAAACTTATGAAACAGGTCACCAAATCTACGGCGACTTTCTGCTGATGCAGGTGATACATTAAACATTTCTTTGAACTTGGAATTAAAATCACAGATAACACCATCCATGTCCAAATAAACTTTAGTAAACTTATGCATGTTCTTTAATCAACTCTCTTAAAATGTTTTTGAATTTAACTTTGTCGTAATTGATAAATGGTGTATACTTTTCACACTTCAACCGCCAATTCGGCCAAATAATATCGTCACTTATCTTTCTATTCCACATAGGAAAGAAATTCATAATATCATTAAGTATCACCATTGTTTCAATTTGAATCGATCCTGACATAACCTCACGTAGAAGATTAGGATGTTGACCATCTATGACTGCCAACATTTGTTCAGGATCATCATCGCCTAAGAGACCTATTATATCATTTTCAAACACATATGTCAAGGACTGATTGGTCTTTTGCCACTTTGTATATGCTTTATCTCCTTCAGGTCCAATCATCTCACCGACCCAAGAACTATCACCATGAACCAAATTGGCTATAAAGAAATTCCTAAGTTCTTCTAACGTGTACTTACGGGATAATTTATAGAATTGATACTTGGACTTGTGCTTCATAAAAGTTTCTTTAGATACATTGGTTTTGCCATTGTACTTAAAGAAATCATATGAAGTTGAGGTGAAGTGAGTCTTTAACGCATTATATAAGGCAAAGGCCGCAAAGCCTGTGTTCTCATTCATATAGGCAATTTAGAGTTTTTCTTGATTAAGTTAACTGCTTGTGCTTCTTCACGAATTCTAGCTTTAAGGTGAGATGAGATTAATGTTGCAGCAACCTCAATCTCTACACCAGTATCTTCACAATATTGAACAAT